CAGGTAAGTATGCCATAGGCACTCTGTTTTCAAAGTCTAGTGCAGCATCTATCCTTCTGTTTTGTGCGTTCAAATCAATAGGGTCATCAGACCTAGCTCTAAACGCAGCAGTACTATAGATTTTATCTGGTGTGTATGCTGCTCTTTTTGGTTTCTCAGGTTTGCCTAGACCCATCATTTCTGACACACTATCAAGGGTACTTTTTATTCTCTCTATAGGTGATTGGTCTTTGTCATCATCTGATTTGTCGGGAGATCCTAATCCTTTTTTAATTCCTTTATCTACTTCTGCTTCAGTAGGTAAGGCTATTTCATCATAGGTACTACCACTATCTTTTTGTGTTTCTCTTCTAAAATTATCTTGAATCTTTTTTGCAGCAGTTGTAGTAGGCTTACCACCAAGGCCACCTATACCTGCAGAACCCATTGATTTAGCAGCCTGTTGGTTAGCATTCTTAGGTTTACTCTTAGGTGGAGAGCTATATATACTCCCACGTCCAGCCTCATAATTAAAATATGAATTAGGATTATATGCCATTATAAATCTTTCTTAGTCAAAGGGGTTTATTGCGTCTACAATATCTGGTACAAAAGAATCAATAGCTGAGTTTACTATCTTTGATAATAAGCTACCTGCTGAATCCGCTATCAAGTTACCTGAAGATTCACCATCAGTAGCTTCAATAGTTGCTACAGCAATGGCTTTATCTCTTTCTTTCTGATTCTGTCCTGCTTCCCATGCCCATGCTAATATGTCACGCTCACGTTGTACAGCGTTGTTGTATCCTGTCATGGTTAAATTATTTGATGCTATAGCTGCGTCACGATTAGCTTGATTGACTGCTGCATTCTCTGCTGTGGTAATGTTCTGCGCCCACTGAGCATTAGCCTGTGCAATCACAAGATGGTTCTGTGCGTTGAACTGTTCACGTGCATTGTTCTGTGCTGTGTTAAACTGAGCTAATGCATTTGTTTCACCAGCATTGAAACGTTTTATAGCATTGCTTTGTTCTGCATTAAACTGTGATACCTGTGATCCAAGTGACGCAAAGAACTGATCTGTTTGGTTTTGAGAAGATGCATTAAATTGTCTTGCTGCATTCATGGCAGCAGTGTCACTAAGTATTGAGTTGGCAGTCTCTTGTCCTTTAAACATAGTCATTTGTTGTGTGTTGTCTAAGTTTGCCATGTCCATCTGCAAGAAAGCCTGTGCATTCTGTACTGCTGCTTGTTGTCTGTTATCTAAATTAGCCATATCCATTTGTGTCATGGTAGCTGCATCAGCCATAACTTTAGCTTGTCTGTTTGACAGGTTAGCTAGATCTACTGTCTGAGCCATACGAGCATTCTCTAGTGCGATGGTTTGTTCTGCACTAAAGTTTATGTTTGCTATCTCTGATATACGTGCAGCATTCTTAACTTTAGTTTGAAAGTTTTGATCAAACTCCATGCCCATAAACTTAGCACGTTGTTCTGCTTTCATCATAGCCATTTGTTGTTTGTTAGATGCATCCATCTGTGCAATAGGTAGTGCTGCTTCCATGCTTGCCTGTACAATAGCCATCCCTGCCATACTAGAGGCAGATAGACCACGTGCCGCCATAGCTTGATTAGCTGCTCTCATAGCTCCTGCTGCCCACACAGGTGTTTTACCACCCTGAAAGTCTTGCATTAAACTAGCCATCTCATCTTGTACAAGAGCAGCTTCAGCTTTTGCTAGGGTAGCATCTACCTGTCCTTGATTTACAGCAGATCCGTCTATAAGTTGATCTTGTGTAACCTGTAAAGGGTTAGGAGCTTGTACTGTTTGTGCTTGTCCCAGTTGTGCTGCTTGTAGCTGTAGAGATGCAGCAGTATTAGGGTCCATCTGTGCAGCATTCATTAATGAATCAGCACTTACCTGACCCTGTGCGCCAGTCATACCTGCCAAGGCGTTTTGCATTGTAGTTTGTGATTGTGCTGCTGTCATTGTATTAGCTGGTGTTGTGACAGGGGTAGCTGCTTGTGTTGCTGTTCCTGCTGTAGTTACACCAGCTTGTGTAGCTGTTCCTGCCTGTCCTGTATTCTCAGCTATATTAGCTGCATCGTTATCGTTAGCTTGTACAGCAGCTACAGTTGTAGGGCCAGTAGGATCTTTCGCTATTTGAGCAGTCATGTCACCACCACTTGGCATACCCTGTGCGGCTGTATTATTAAATGTTCCTTCTTTAGTAGCAGGACCAGCTATAAGTGTTTGAGGACTACCGTCAGGGGCAGTACCATCAAAACCTTGAGGATTAACTACAGGAGATGCTTGTACAGCAGGTGCTGATTCTCCACTACCCCCTGAATTAATACCCCTAATAAAATCATTCTGTGTATATTGTGTTGCTAACATGTCAGGCGTTTTGTTTGGGTCAGCACGATCTGCTGCCTGTCTTTCCATAACAGCCCTTCTTTGAGCTATGTTACCCTCTTCCATAGTTTTTTTATCTGCTTGTCTTTGCGATGCTGCTTTTGCTGTCTTTGCTGTCAGGTCTTTATATTCCTGTGTACCAAATTTAGGTCCACCAAACAATCCTCCAAAAACAGCATTAACACGTTTACCCTCAACCATCTGCCTAGCTGCCATAGTGTATTTGCCCATCTTGGCTGCTGCTGCAGGGCTAGCTGCAAGAAACTTATTTATGGAATCTCTATCCATTGCCCCTGTGTAGCCCAGTGATGGGAGTATCTTCTTTTCCATTGACTCATTAGTGAATCCTGCGAATTTATTAGCCATATCTTATTTCCCTATTTGCATCCAAAGTGATGCGGCAATGAATGTTATTACTGCTACTGTTGACATCTTAACCATAGTTGACCATACACCTTTACGTGTGTCACGCCATGCTTCTAGTAAATTACGCATTTCTGTTATGTCTTTACGAGCATCGTCATCATGTAGTCCTACTTCACGCAACGCCATCTTAGCACCACGCTTTGCTGCACGATCTAGCATAGCTTCTAATTCTTCTGGTGTGATGTTAGACATAGATCGTCATATCCTCGCTTGATACGTTCATATTAGCGTCAGTTACAGTGTCGTGATATATATGTACACGTAACCAATTAGCGTATTCTTTTCGCATTGCTCTTATCTTTCCAATAACAGCAGCTTCTGAAACTTCTGTAAAATTATCCCCAGCGTTGACTGAATACACATTGTAGATTTTATCAGCATCACTTAATGCATTTATTTCTTCATCAGTTAAAGGGTCACCTGAGTCGTAACCAATCACATCTCCATCCTGTGTTTCTATTGTTTGAGGATTTATCATAGGTTTAACAACACACCAAGTTGTTGGTTTATTATCTAACGTATCTTTTATAGCTGTTACTGCAGCATCAAGTTCATCTTTGGTTTCATATGCCTTGCCAGTATAAATGTATTTACTCATTATGTTGATCCGTATATTGTGCCACTATTACTTAGTGATCTTGATGTTCCTGTTATTGCTGCCCCTCCTGCTGCGCCATTTGTCATTGTGCCGTTACCTCCAGCAGCACCCCAGCCACCTCCACCAGCAGCTAAATCAGAGTATGCGTAACCTGTAGGGTTAGGTCCATGACCTACACCACCACCAGATCCACCTTCACACATTTCAAAACCACCAGATAGAACAGATTGTGATGCATAGACACCTCCCAGTGTTCCACCTACTCCTGGTAATTGACGACCTCCACCTCCACCACCGTAACCAAAGTCGCCACCAGCACCACCAGCACCACCGCCACTGTTAGAGTAAGTAACCGTGTTTCCATACACACGATACTCATTACCGCCTTTAGCATTTAGAGCGCCACCAGTACCACCTATAAAACCATTGCTTCTAGCGTTACCACCGTTTCCACCACCAGCACCGCCTCCACCGCCAGCGTTACTATCTGAAGCATTACCACCATCCCATCTACCACCACCACCACCACCGCCTCCTGCGATGTAAGCACCAGAACTGTTTGTGATAGACACACCTGAAGCAGTTACGTTAATTGCTGGACCACCAACACCAGCAGCTTGATTTTGTGAATAACTTGCACCATTACCACCTTTACCAATAATTTTACCATCATTTATAACTGTGCATGATATATCTATTATAAGAGCAGCTACTGATGTGTTATCTGACCATACCCACATATTTGATGGTATTCTTAGTGTGCCTCCAGAAGATATATAATCTGATGCTGTTATTTGTTTTAGTTGTACCTGTCCGTTTATTGTACTACCACCAGTGGGTAATGATGTCTCTGCTGATTTACCATAGTACTCTTGAAAGTTTTGTGAAGTGTTAGCACCCCTACTAATTAGATCACGAATGTCTGCATCATTTACAGAACATAAACTATTACTACTGCCACCTACCTCTACGTGCATGTCGTTTAAACTAATAGGACCGCTAGTTTGTAGTGCCATTATGTTCCACCATAAATTGTGCCGCTATTGCTAAGTGTTCTTGACGTGCCTGTTATAGCTGCTCCTGCGTTGCCGCCTTGACATTGTACACTTGTAAAAGCACCTCTGTATCCTCTACCACCTGCTGCACCCCAGCCACCACCACCGCCAGAAGAACCTCCATAACCACCAGCGGAGTTGCCATTACCACCAGCTTCTCCTCCTGCGCCACCGTAAGAAGTAGTAGCACTAGAGCCATAATTAGGAGAGTTTAACCTAGAGCCTGGAAGTATTCTACCACCACCCTGTCCAGACATAGATGCTTGATCCTCGCCTGAAGCAGGTCCACCTGGACCACCAGCATAACCATGAGTATAACTTTTTGACCAAGTTCCGTAGTTGGGAGAGTTCGATACGGAAACGTACCATCCTCTTTGGTTAAGTTCTCCACCATAACCAAGTGAAGGTCCATTCCCATTACCTGTTCCGTATATACCAAACTGAGAATATTGAGGTCCGTTTGTAGTATAGTTAGGCCATCCAGAACCTTTACCATCATTAAAAGAACCTGGTCCAACTCTGTAACCACCTTCTGCACCACCAGCGCCACCACCACCTCCTGCAGCGGTATTCATTGGTTCAACACCACCAGCG